CACCGACTTTTTGTGTAGCTTTTGTATTAATAAGATCTTTGTTATCTGTTAAAGATCCAGCATACAAAATACCATCATTAGCATTTGGGCTAATAGTCATAGCATTAGTTCCATCAGGAGCTGTATTTACGAATGTAAATATTCTTCCGATAGAAATTGCAGGTAAAGTAAAAACCATTCCATCAGTAGATGTAGTAAAAGTTTTACCGGAATCTGCATTCTGCACAGTGTAGTTAGCTTTTTTTTCTTCTAGATTGAATCCAGTTAAACCTGCTTCGTTAAATTTACCTTGCAGAACTGGTCCTCTAAACAACGTTTTTGCCATAGTATTATCCTCCTAGTT